CTTAACTAACAACCTGCTATAGGAGGGCATTATGGCAAATCGTATCGAGGAAGAACCTCGTGAATTCGCTGACCCAAACGACATCAAGACTCAGATTACTGAGTACGTCCGTCTAAAGGCCAGCATTGATGCTTTGGACTCACGCGCCAAAGAACTACGTGACCACATCTTCTCAGAGATTGACATAAATGGTTACGAAGATGACAAGGGTAACTACCAGCTAGACCTAGATACTCCAATTGATGGTGTGCTACGTCTGGAGAAGCAGCGTCGCACCACTCGTAAGCTAGATGAGCTAAAGGCTGAAGCAATCCTTACCGAACTAGGTCTAAAGGATGAGCTATACGTTATGGTTCCAAAGCTAGACGAAGACGCACTGATGGCTGCTCACTGGGATGGAAAAGTTTCTGAGGAGCAGCTTGACGAGATGTTCCCTGTTACTGTAACCTGGGCTCTAAGGACATTGAAGAAGTAAATGGGACTAATTCGCGGTGAAGATGAAATCCTCAAATCTTTTGAGGGTCTAGACTTTGCGCCTGGTTCCAAGAAGAAGCGTCGAGAACTAACCCCAGAAGTTGAGAAACGACGCAATCAACTCTTATCAGGCTCTAATGGCTGGGATGAAAACCCAATCATTAAAGTCCTGAAAGGAACAGAGGTAGAACTGTTTCCTATGAGTGCGCTAGCACAGGCACTGGATAAGAAACCTATCACTGTTCGTGTATGGGAACAAAAAGGGTACATTCCTATTGCCCCATACCGTCTACGTTCTAAGACTCTTAATGGAGAAAAGGTTAAAGGAAATCGTGTTTACACACGAGAACTTATCGAAATAACCATTCAAGAGTTCGAAAGTCGTGGACTTCTAGGCTCCGCTCGTATAGAATGGAGTCAACATGAGGACCTGACAGATGTCTTAGTAAGACGCTGGAAGGAAGCCATGTCCCGAGAGTCGTAAGACCTCATAACCAACCGAGAGCCTTGTGCCTCATTACCGAAAGACAAAATCATGGTTAATAGCCCAATTGTAAACGCTGACGACTACCTAGAGGAAGAGTCAGTGGATACTGCACCAAAGCACGGCACCACCGTGCAGTCAGGCTGGGGAGCTGCAGCTAGCGCCCTTAAGCCAAAGAAGGAAGCTGGAGCATACCCAATTGACTTCAAGCACTCTAACCAGCCACAGCTAGTACGTTTCCTAGAGAACGAACCGTTCGCGGTGTACGAGCTTCACTGGATTGAGCGCGAAGGTAAGAAGTCGTTCGTATGTGAGGGCGACGCTTGCCCACTCTGCACCATTGCAGGTGACAAGCCACGTCCAAAGTTTGCTTTCAACGTCCTAGTAGTTAGCGACGAAGAGCCAAACCTACAGATTCTAACCGCTCCAATCACCTTTGCCCGTCAGCTCGAAGCAGCCAACAGCGACCCACGTCGTGGCCCACTGAGCAAGTACTACTGGGCAATCTCACGCCACGGCACTGGTCAGCAGACCCAGTACGCACTCGACCGAGTTCGTGCAACTGACCTTGCCGAAGAGTGGGAACTAGACGCCGATGAACTGGACGCTGTAGCTCGTACTGTCGTTCCTTACGACAAGTCTGCAATTTACGTAAGCCCTCACGATGAATTGCTGAACGTAGCTCGCGGCCTGCTTTCCTAGTACCACTCACCCCCGGGGGAGTCAAGGATTTGATATTTTCCTTGACTCCCCCTATACTTTTCTTTAGAGGGCATAATGAATATCATTCTTACAGAAGAACAGTTGACGGAACTAGTCCGTTATTACAGCTCCGTTGATGCTTTTGCATTTGACGTTGAGACCATCGGTGAAGACCGAATCAACCCAGTCATTAATGATGTCTGCTGGATTTCCTTTGCTACAGAGGGCCGAGTAGACGTTATCCCAATGGGTCACCCTAATGGTGACTTTATTGGTTGGAAGAAGCCCTTGCTCCTCTCTGGACAGCGTCGTCTAGAGGAGGGCAAGCCTTTGCTTGACTCGCACTACTCAAAGGACGAACGTAAGTGGGAACCAGAGTTTGGTGAGCCACCAGTCCAGCTACGTCCAGGCACTGTGTTTAAGGCTCTTCGACCACTGCTATTTGGCCCACAGTTAAAGATTGCTCACAACGCAAAGTTTGACCTGAAGTCAATCGCTAAGTACTACGGAGGAAAGGTTCCTTCGAAGCCTTACTTCGACACTCTTACCGCTGCCTTCTTGGTTAATAACCTAAACAAGAACTCGCTCGGACTCAAGGCTTGCGTAGAGCGTGAGCTAAATGTGTCTATGGAAAAGGGTATTGGAGAGAACGTTGCATTGCACTCATTTGGGGATGTCGCTAATTACTCCGGAATTGACTCTGACCTTACCTGGCAGCTTTACAAGTCTCTAAAGGAGAAGCTAACTGGCAACCTCAAGAAGGTATGGAAGCTGGAGATGGATGTTCTGTCTGCTCTGTGTGACATGGAGCTTACTGGTGCGTACATTGACCAGGAACAGCTGGGAGTACTGTCTGAGCAGATTGGTAACGACAAGGAGCTAGCTAAAGCAAAGGCATTCAAGATTGCTGGCGAAGCCTTTCCTATTAACTCTGTTCCTGCCAAGCAGCGCCTACTATTTGGTGTTCCAGAGGATGGTGGAAAGCCACGCATTACTCCTAACGTCAAGTTCAAGAACGTACTTACCCCAAAGGGAATGGATGCTTATCGAGCTGGTGAGCCAGTGAATGAGACGCACTACTCTTGTTCAGCAGACGCTCTCGAGTACTACCGAGGTAAAGATGAGCTAGTAGACGCTCTATTGGAGTATCAAGACCTTAACAAGTTGATGACTACTTACGTAACTCCATACACCGGAGGTATGGTCGAGCGTGAGACTAACGGAAAGAAGACTTTGATTGAGAAGAAGTCTCTTCTGGTCAACGGTCGTGTTCACACTAACTTCAAGGCACACGGAGCAGAGACTGGTCGTTTCTCATCTAGTGAACCTAACCTGCAGAACATTCCTTCTTCTGGTGATTACGGAAAGCTAGTACGTAACTTGTTTGTCGCTCCTCCAAAGCACAAGCTAGTAGTAGCTGACTACTCACAGATTGAGCCTCGAGTAATCGCCTCATTCTCAGATGACCCAGTTCTTATCAATAACTACCTAACTGGCGGAGATATCTATACCACTATCGGTAACACCATGGGTGTTGACCGTAAGGCTGGTAAGGTACTTGTTCTCGCTATCTCGTACGGTGTTGGTCCTGACAAGATTGCAACCTCTATTGGGTGCTCGGTAAAGGAAGCCAAGGACCTCCTTAATCGATTTGAAAAGGAGTTCTCCAGCATTGCTAAGTACAAAGCTAAGGTAGTCCGTATGGCCAAGCAAAGCGGTCCGATTCCTTATGTGGAAACTATCTTTGGTCGTCGTCGCTACATCCCAGACCTACTTAGCAAAGAGATGGGCCTACTAGCTCGAGCAGAACGTCAGGCATTCAACACGATGATTCAGGGCTCTGCTGCTGACATTATGAAGCTAGCTCTTGTACGCGCTCACTCTTGTTTCACTGACGAACCAGACATCAATGTCATCTTGACTGTTCACGATGAATTGGTTACGATTGCTCCTGAGGACCGTGCAGAAGAAGTCGCTGAAGCTATCCGCTCTTCTATGGAAGGCATCAAGCTAAAGGAAATTAAAGTACCCCTCATTGCAGAGGTAAACATCGTAGACAAGTGGGGTCAGGCAAAGTAATGTTTAGCAAAAAACGAAACCGTAAGCTAAGGGCCAACCGCCTTGGCGACATCAACTCACGCTTACGGGAGTTCATCCTTGACTCTCAAATTGAAAATGGGCACGAGATAACCTTACTTTTGGGATGCCCAGTAATAAGTGATGATGTAGCTGAGCGTGAAGAAGAAGAGAGCGACAAGCGTGTCAGCGAAGTTGTTCATCTCCTACCTCTCCTGTATGCTTACTCTCACACTCTATCCGAAGGCGCTGTAAAGCTACAGCGAGCAGGACTAGCAGATAAAGAGCACGACATTCCAGATGAGGCATGGGAAACTACCAGGCAACTGATGGAGAGGATTGCTCTTGCAACAATGATGGGCTCCCTGTCTCAGATTGTAGACATGGGATTGTTAAAGAAACCAAGAAAGAGGATGCGATGATTTCCAAGTACGACAGCGTATGTGGGGCTTGCTATGAAGCAATCGCTGAGGGCGACCTTATTGAGTACGATGACATTTTCCAAAAGTGGGTACACCCAATGTGTAAGACGGTAATCTAATGAACAACGCTAACTGGTGGGCAAATAAACTCAACAACGGACAGGCTCCTGTGCCTCAGGGCCGTCCAGTAAACAACATCCCGATGCCTCCATCGCAGCAGCCTATGGCTCCGATGCCTGTATTTCAGAACCAACAACCGCAGAGCAAGGCGCAGAGTGCTGCCAAGACTGCTACGTGTCCTGACTGCGGGTCGAGCAATTACTTCTCTGCAACGCCTCAGACGTCTGAGCGATGCTTCGAATGCGGGTACCCCGTACAGCAGTCAGGCAGTCGGTTTGGTGGCCTTGCTGGTGCACATGTGGAAGGTTCTGCTAAGGCAGCAACCGGAAACTCTACAAGCAACAACTGGAACCCACAAGGAATCATCGGAAGGATTGACGGCTAATGTGGATTAGTAAGAAAAAGCTGGAAGCTAAGATTCGTGAAGCTAAAAGTGACGAACTCATTAGACAGTTAGAAAACAACGCTGACGCAAAAATGTGGGATGACATCGAAAAGCTCAAGAAGGATGTCAAGAAGCTCAAGAAGTGGGTAAAGAATGGCTATTAATGCTGAAGCACGAAAGATTATGGCCCAGATTAACAAGAAGCTGGGTACCGAAGCAGTAGTTATTGGTGAGGATATTAGAGATGACCTTCTACAGCGTTTTACTACTGGCTCTTCCACTTACGACTATGTTCTTGGTGGTGGCTTCCCTGCTAATCAGTGGAACGAACTCATTGGTGAACCGTCACATGGTAAGACTGCCATTGCTCTTAAAACTATCGCAGCTAACCAGAACCGAGACCCTGAATTTACAACCGTATGGGTCGCTGCTGAACAGTGGGTACCCGAATACGCTGAAATCTGTGGAGTTGACTCTAGCCGTGTCATTGTCATCGAAACTAACATTATGGAAGAAGCGTACGACGCAGTTATTGCTTTTGCTGAGTCTAAGTCAGTCGATGCTATTGTTATTGACTCTCTCCCAGCACTAGTCCCTGGTCCTGAGGACGAAAAGACTATGGAGGAAATGACTGTTGGTCGTGGAGCTCTTTTGACTAACAAGTTCTTCCGTAAGGCTGGTGCTGCAATGAAGCGAAGCCTCACCGAGGCAGAACGCCCAATCCTAGGAATCATCATTAACCAATGGCGCATGAAGATTGGTGTAATGCACGGTGACCCTCGTACCACTCCTGGAGGTGTAGGTAAGGACTACGCATACTTCACTCGTTCAGAAGTAAAGCGTGACGAATGGATTGAAGCAGGTACTGGAACCAACAAGGTACGTGTAGGTCAGCGCATTAAGATTCGTGTCCTTAAGAACAAGACCGCTCCACCACAGCAGGTAGCCTACGTGGACTACTACTTCAAGGAGCACAGCATTTACTCTGCAGGTGACTACGATACTGCTAAGGAAGTTGTGGCTCTAAGTACCGTTCTAGGAGTTATCGAGCGCAGAGGTGGTTGGTACTACTACGGAGAACGAAAGTGGCAAGGCAGCGACGCATTTGCAGATTCGGTACGTTCTGAGGTAGACTTGTTCGAGGAGCTTAGAGATAAGGTCCTCAACTCAACACACATGCTACAAGAAGAGGGAACAAATGAGTAAGATGAACGAACTCAGCGTTGACTATGATGCTATTGAAGCCTATGAGGAATCAGAGCGCCAGAAGCTACGTGACGAAGGCATTGCAGAATACAAGAACGAGCTACTGCAAAAGATTGATGTAGAGCTTTCCTGGAAGAACACTCACGAAGCATTCCGAGCAGGAATCGAGTGGGTAAAGGACCAAATCCTAGAGAATGGTCGCGTTTAACCATGAAATCAGAAGGTCAGAAGCAGTCTCAGAAGCACGAGAAAAGAATCGCTAAAGCTATTGGTGGTTCAACTACCGCAGCTTCTGGGGCCTTCTGGTCTCGTAAAGGTGACGTTCGTAATGGCGAGTTGTTAATCGAGCACAAGTGGACTGGTAAGAAAACCAAGACCGTCAGTTCCGCAGAGCTTAAGAAGATAACTAACGAAGCCATTATGGATGGTCGCTTACCTGTATTCGGTATGCACCTAGACAACGAGGACTATGTAATCTTGCTAGAAACTGATTTTCTAGAGATTTGGAATAAGGTGCATGGCCAGAAGCTACCAATGGCTTGATGAGGCTGCCTGCAAAGGCGTCGATACTGAATTATTTTTTCCTCCTAGAGACAAGGATGTCTACAGGAGTATTTCTGATGAAGCAAAATCTTACTGCCTAGGTGTTCCTGACCCAGAAACTGGGTACGATATTCCTCCCTGTCCAGTGCGCAAGTACTGCTTATGGTACGCCATTGACACCGATGAGCAGCACGGTATTTGGGGAGGACTTTCCCACCGAGAAAGAAACGCACTTGTGCGAAAGTGGCGTAAGCAGTATAAAAGTACTATGACTTTGGAAGAGTTCATCTTCCAATATGAAAAGAAGGGCAAATAAAGTGGCAGTACAAAAGACAACGCTAGAGAAGTTTCTAGCAGCTAAGGCACGACCTAGTCGTTTGTTAGGAGATGTAGAACGCCATCTGATGGGGCGTCCTGCTGGTGACCGCCGTACAGATGTTCTACACCCTTCGGAGATTATTAAGAAGGACTTCTGCAAGCGAGGCTCTTACTTCCTACTATCTGGACGTAAGAAGATTGCTGAGAACCCACCTCTTCGTCTTCAGTCAATCTTTGACGAAGGTCACGCCATCCACGCTAAGTGGCAGCGTTACTTCCAGGAGATGGGTGTACTACATGGTAAGTTCAAGTGCCTAGTCTGTGACCACGTAACCTGGGGTACTTCTCCTAAGGAATGTGAAGTGTGTCAGGCTCCAGCAAAGAAGCTAGAGTACGCCGAAGTAACTTTGGTAGACAAGGACCTACGTATTGCTGGTCACACCGATGGTTGGGTAACTGGCATTGGCAAGGACCTGCTTATTGAGATTAAGTCCATTGGTGCGGGGACTATTCGTAACGAAGCCCCACAGATTTGGGACTCTGCAAAGGGTGACTTGTTTGCTGCATGGGGAGCTATTAAGCGTCCATTCCCTAGCCACATTCTGCAGGGACAGATGTACCTAGAACTTATGGCTCGTATGGACATGCGTGACCCTGACGGTAACTTCCTAGAAGAGATTGACTTCCTTTACGAGCTAAAGGCAGACCAGTCATTCAAGGAGTTTACTATCAAGCGTGACTATGAGTTGGTTCGTCACATTTTTGAAAAGGCCGTAGAAATAAACGAGGCTGTAGATGCTCGTGTAGCACCAGATTGTAACAACAATCCGGGTGGAACCTGCAAGCAGTGCGAGCCTTACAAGGGGTACTAAATGGAAGCACTAGAGAAATTCTCTGGATGGGGACTACACTTCTCTCGCCCAAGTGGTGAGCAGGTTGTTCTTCCAGGAGACATCACTGCTATCGGTTCTGAGGAGCTAGGTGAACTGTTTACCAAGCTAACCTCATGGACAGACTACATCGCATCTCAGCTCACCCTAGCTCAGCTAGAAGAACGAGCAGCTTTAAAGAAGAAAGAGTTTACCGAAAACACCATGCTGGTTAAGCGAATGGGTGCTCAGGTAAAGGGTGAACGAGTCACAGCTGTTAAGGCAGAGATTGCCGTTCACCAAGATGTTGTAGACCTAGACAATGACTATGAGGAAAAGTACGCCTACCGTAAGTTGGTGGAGATGCTCCTTAACAACCACGAGCGAGACTTACAGCTAGTTAGCCGTGAGATTACTCGTCGCTCTAACGACAGATTTAAGGACCGTATCTAATGGCTGGATTTGAACCACGATTTGACCGTGACCTAGAACGTGGCGAAGTTGGCGAAGCATTGCTGGACCTACTAGTAGCAGACAGCAACGACCCCAACATTACTATCGAAGTAAAGACGGACTACCGAGCTAACGAGACAGGAAACTTCTACGTAGAAACTCACAAGTACCGTAAATCAGATGCCAGTGACGCAGTACCTTCCGGTATCTATGGCACACACTCCAAGTGGTGGGGACAAGCCTCGCCTGATGGAACAGCCATCCTTCTGATAAAGACTGAGGCAATGCGTAACTACATTGAGTTTGTAGACCCACCAAAAAGCGCACAACCAATTGCTAACGCTCATTCAGCAGCTAGCCTAGGTGTGCTGGTTTCTATTAAAGGTCTAATGAAGTTCCTAAAGATGTGGAAGGCTTCCGAATGATTATTGGTATCTCTGGTTACGCCCGTGCTGGCAAGGACACTACTGCAGATTTCTTAGTAGCTAACCACGGTTTCAAGAAGATGTCTTTTGCTGACCCAATGCGTCAAGCTCTACTACGCCTAGACCCTATCCTACGAGTAGGAGAAGGTTTGGTAATGAATCTTTCACAGGCGCTATCTGTTATGAACTGGGACGAGCTAAAGGCTGAAAGTCCAGACATTCGACCACTACTTCAGCGCCTAGGTACCGAAGTTGGCCGTGAAATGTTTGGCCAAAACTTTTGGGTAGACCTAGCTATGAAAGAAGCACAGAAGCACGAGAAGGTTGTTTTTGCTGATGTTAGGTTCCAAAATGAGGCACAAGCAATTAAAGACTTGGGTGGAGAAGTATGGAGAGTAGAACGAGAAGGCTACTCAGCAGCTAATGACCACGTATCTGAAAGAGATATGGATGAGTTTAACTTCGATTACATACTCCGTAATGACTATGATTTAAGTGTCCTAGAATCACTAACTAATCACTTAATGGATGTACGTGTCTGAAAAAACTTTTGATGGTGGGTTACTACCAGGCAAGCCAGTGGGAATCGGTATTGACCAATCTCTCACTGGTTTTGCTATGTCTGCCGTAAATATTGCTCGCCCAGAATGCCACGAAACATGGGTGTATTCATCTCCTTATCGTGGAGTCCAAAGACTGAACGACATCGCTGAATGGCTAGCGGCTAAGTTTGATTACCTAGAAGGTAACAATAACGACATCTATGACGTAGCTATGGAGGGAACTGTAGTTAACAGCCCCTCAGCCACAGTACTAGGTGAGCTCGCAGGCACAGTTAAGTTGGCCTTATTCACTATCTTTGATAAAGACCATCCAAATCAATTGCTGAGAACCCCTTTACAGGTTCCTCCAATGACCCTAAAGAAGTACGTTACAGGCAAAGGCACGGCTAAGAAAGATGAGATTCTTCTCCAAGTTTACAAGCGTTATGGCGTTGAGCTTAGTGACAATAACGCAGCGGATGCGTATGGACTTGCCCGCATTGCTGCTGAGTGTGTCATTGATGCTGTAGAAAAAGACGTAATCAAGAAGCTCCAAGACGCTAAGTTTAGGGATTCTATTTACTAATAAGCAGGTATCCTTATTGTTGAGGATGGGTATAAGTTCAACAATAAAGGACCACAAATTGGCTGAAGATATTGTCGTACCCTCCGCAGAAGAGCCGTTTCTTCGAGTAGGCGGTGGGTCAAACCCACAATCCGTTGCATCTGCTATCGCCCATGCTATCTATGACAACCGAGCTGTAAAGCTACGTGCCATAGGAGCAGCAGCGGTAAACCAGGCAGTTAAGGCAATTGCTATTGCTAGAGGCTATGTTGCACCACGAGGTTTAGACCTTACCTGCAAGCCTGGATTCACCACAATTGAGAGCAGAGACGGGGAGATTAGCGCCCTCATCTTTGCTATTACAGCTCAGTAAAAAGAGCGTACTCTTATAAGAGAAGTAGGAGTCTCCATGGCAACCAACTACAGCGTAGGACACGGTATGCGCCGTCGTTCTGGCATCCCATCAAGCTACACAGAATCGGCAGGAACTAGCATGGCACGTAGCCACCAAACTTCAGACGAGGCATACTCGGCAGCAGCAGCAGCTGGAAGCGTTCGCATTCCAATTGGTGCACCAACCACCTACACAGGTTCGGCTGGTACCCCAGTTGCAAAGAAGAACACTCAGGCAGCTGACCCAACTGCTGGTGGTAAGGCTAACCGCAAGAACATTGAGCGTGTTGGTGCAACTTACCGCGTACAGCCTAAGTCAACCTATGTACAGCTAGACCCAGCTGCTGGCCCAACCATGGCTAACGCTCGCATCGTTCCTTCGGTACAGGGTCGCGTAGCCCCTAACTTCGACTCGGGCATCCAAGCATCTAACGCCTAAGGAGCTGACATGCAGGCACCAAAGCCTTTTCAGCCCCTTAGCCCGATGTTCGCTCAGAACCCAGCTAACGATGCTGTTGGAGCAATGCGTCCAGTAAATACTGATTTTGCTGACCACGGCGCAGCCGCTGCTGCTAATCAAAACGTAGCATCACCAGAGGCAGCTCCACTACCTCTCACTAAGGACACCATCTCTAGTAGAGGTAGAGCATTTGCATGGAGACAGGTCTCTGGGCAAATTGGTACGTTTATGAACACCAATGAGGACTCAGCTCCTCCAGTCCCTAGTTCATATGGAAGTGGCGCATAACAAATGGCAGGCGCAGCTAATAACTTCTCACCACAGCAAAACTGGCAGTCCCTAGGTGGTAATGGCTTCTACGGCTATAACAACCAAGGTGGACAAGGTGTACCAGTTGCTCGTGGTGAGCTAGATGCTATCCGCATCGGTACTGGGCGGGTACCGAGTGCGGAGTATCCAGATGGTTACTTAGGCACCATTCGTTCGCGTCGTGATGACCGTCTCCTTGACTCCATTAAATCTCGTGTAGGACAGAAGTCCTACCAGCGTGGAGTACACAAGGGTGAGCGTATCGAGCCTTCGATGTACTTCTGGCCAGCTGATTTCAACGACCAGCAGGGATTGAAACGCCAGTCTAAGGCTAGATACGACAAGGAAAGCGGTATGTACAAGGTTCCTAAGGGAGCCCCAATGTACCACCTAACTCCTGCACCTCACCTAGTTAATGACGGTAAGTCAAACATGGTGTCCGATTCTCCAGGAACTATTAACGTACAGAGAGCAAACGCTCTTGCATACCTAAAGCCGGTGTGGAGATAATGCCAAATAACTTTGATGGTAGATACGACTACACCAAGCCATGGGTAACCTCATCCCCATCAGAAGAGGACTACGCACAGCCTAAGTGGACTTACAACGGTCCATGGGCATCCAACATGGAGCGGTTAACCTCTCAAGCATTGATGGTTATGAATATTCCTGGAGCTCAGATTCAGGAAATGGTTAGACCACCACTACCACAAATCCGATTATTCCCAGACCGTTTTGGGTTTGGGGACCGTAGACAACCAGACATCGATGATGTCGTAAGTCTGGACCGAGTCTACCAAGAACCAAGAATTTCATGGTATTCAGGAAGTCCAGCAGGCTACTCAGGAAGTAGTCGAAATGATTTAGGAGCTAATTAATGTCCATAGAGCACTTCACAACAGGTCAGGCAGAAGGTAAGGGAGCAGAGACTCCTGCTTCTAGCACTCGTCTACGCGCCTCAGACCGCCCTGAACTGCCGCTACACCTCACCGCTAACGACTATGACGGCAATGCTCGTACGTTTACTCCAGAAGAGCACGCACAGCGTGAGAGCATCCTAAAGGCACAGAGCGATTTTGATGCAAAGTTCGCAGAACAAAAGCGTTCCACTGCCAGTGCTGTACAGTCAGAGCTAGACCGTGTAAACAAGATGAAGGCTAGTGGCACTAAGCCAGGTAGCAGCGGTCCTCGAGCAGGTGCAAAGACCCCACGTGGTATTCGTGTAAACCCTATTCTTCCAGGATTAAAGTACCCTAAGAGAGGTCACGAAGCTCACCGAGACCTAACTGCTGCGGCAAATGCTCTTATGACATCTAACCACCCATTAGCCAAGGCACTAGGACAGTCCGCTCTAGGGCACCTAACTAAGGCTCGCAAGAAGATTGATGAGAGTTTTACCGCCAACAGTGCCAATGACAACGACGGTCGTGCAGGAGCTATGGACACGGCAGTAGGCCACCTAACTGACGCCTATGATGTACTAAATAGTGAAGAAGCTCACAACATCATTAAGCAGCACAACGACCAGCAAAACACCTCTCCAATTACGTACTCACTTCCTCACGACAATATTGCTACCTTAAAGAGAAACGTCCCTGTTTCAGAGACAGTAAAGCGTGAAGGCAACCCTACTCCAGTAAGAGTAGGCAAGCAGATGTTAAAGCCTGGTGGAAGTGTTACCGTAAAGACTGCAGAGGGTGACAAGCAGCTAAGTCACGATGAGTTCTTGAAGGCAGACCTAAAGGGTACTGCCCTAGAACAAAAGCAGCGAGCAGCTAAGGGCACCGCTCGTCAGTCGAAGAAGGAACGTGCAGAAGCTGTATCTCCTCAAGGAGACCGTCCATCAGCAAACAAGATGGCAATTGCCACCAAGAAGGCTGGACAAGGTCGTGTACGTACTCGTATCAGCAGTGGTTCTAGCGTTGGCCTAACTCCTCGTTTTGAGGGAAAGCCACTAACTGGTGAAGACCTAGCCGCACCAGGTAAGCCTCAACAGAAAAAGGGTAAGTAATGGCACAGAATAGAAGCACTAATAAGGCTGCTACCCGTAGCCAAGCTGCCGCTGCAAAGGTAGTTAATGCTCAGGATTCAGCTGCTAAGAAGCCAGCTAAGCCAGCAGCAAAGCCAGTGCCAGCTAAGGTAGTTGACGCATCTCAACGACGTGCGGCAGCCAAGTTAAAGGCAAGCAAGAAGCAAAGCATCTTAGAGCAAAAGACCCGACAGGTAGCTCAAAAGTATGACCAGCAGAAAATGCGCCTAAGCGATGCTATTTACAAGGCTAACGGCGCAGCTAAGAACAAGAGTAAGTAAGGACCTTCTCCATGGCAGCACCTAAGAAGGGTACTCCAGAGCGTTTTGACTACAACTCAACACGTTGGAGTGACAAGAAGAACATTCCTGGACTGGGACACAAGGACCGTCCAGAGTTTGAAGCATGGCGTACTGAAAAGGAAGCACGTGCACGTCAAGCCAAGAATGCTCGAGGTAATGCCGAGGTAAAGGAAGCTAAACGCTACAAGGCGGAAGCAAAAACTGCTCAAACCACACAGATTGTTAACCAAAGCCAGCAAGCACCAAAGGTAGCAGGAGACAATACTTCTGTTGACCGTGCGTCTGCTTATGAGCCAACTGGGGAGAACTTCCCTAACGCAGTAAACTATGACACCAAGCATGGTGACATGATGCATAACATTGGTCTAAAACTAGAGGACCACATCGACAAGGCCGAATCATCAGGCCACGATGTTAGAGACCTACGCAATGTTATGGGTTCTGGATGGGATGCCCTAAACAAGCACACTGATGCCCACCTAGGTGGAAACGCAGGTATCGCTAAGGACCAAATTAAAGAAGCTGCGGGACACTTTAGTCGTGTATACAGCGCCCTTCACCAAAGGACTAAGGGTGCAATTCCTAAGGTTCAGGTTTCTCTAGGTGGGAATAAGTTTACTGATAAGGCCGTATCTCTAGGAGAACTAGCCGTAGGAACCTCAAACGCCTACATTAACAGTGCTACTCCAGGTGAGGGTGGAAACCCAATTGAAGGTCGCGGAAACACCGAGCTGCAAAAGGCCCCTAGCACAGATATGGATGGTCGCACTAAGGACCAGCGCCGAGCAGATAAGCTAAGCGATGCAGACGTAGAGCGTTTACGTCGCCAGCCTGAGGTACAGCGTGAGTTAGCTAGAGTAGCTGAGATGGGCAAGAGAGGTCAAGGACGCGCCAAGAGCGACATGACCCACCTAGAAATTGCTAAGGAGCGTAGGACTCCAGGAGAGCAAGCAGCAGCCGTAAAGGACGCTCTAGGGTACGTACAGGAGCGTAGACAGGGTGCGTTTAGTTCTGGAAGAGGTCTGGGACCAGACACCCGTATGGCTGCGGCAGAAAAGGTCGCAAAGTCAGCTCCAACTGAGCGTGTAGATTCTCGTGGTAGTAGCATGTCTACCAGCGAATACGCTGAGCACCGTAAGAACATGGTAGCTGCCCTAGTTAAAGGTCAGGAAATCCCTAAGGAAACTTACGACGCTCTAGGAAAGCACCGTAGAGCAGCGATTCAAAAAGAATACGATGCGTATGCAGCCAAGAAGGGTGCAGAAGCAGCCGATGAGACAATCAAAGAGTCCAGAAAGCAAGCATTTGCTAGTGGAGGAGGAGAATAATGTTTGATGGAGATGGCGGAGAGACGCTAGAGCTTCAGGCGTTTAAAATCGCTCAAAATGCTACACTGTATAGAGGGTCAGCTCCATGTCCTACCTGTGGTGTAGTAATGAACCCAACAGAGTACATGTACAGCAAAATGGGTATCTGCCCACCTTGCACAGAAAAGCGCAAACAAAAGCGCATTAAAGGAAAGATGAGCCACTAATGTCAGTGAACACTAGCCGTTCAATGAACGAAAGCCTTGCTGAGGGTGCAACAGACGGCAAGTACCGTAAGGTACGCCCAGACACCGAAGTGTTGGACCACGAAGGTAACGAGAAGACCCTACAGAACCGCCAGAGCCTTCACCCATTCTCGGGTTACGGATTCGTTACTAGCGAATTCCCTGCAGAAGCTCGCGTAGTTCCAGGTAAGTAGGTATAGTAATGGCACAGCAACCGGGATGGCACGGGTCAGAAAGCCTAGGCGGACCAAAGCCAGTTTATTTTCACCCAGATAAGATGACTGCACAGCAGCGGTATAACCAGAGTCAGATTGAGGAATCTAAAGCTCAGGATAAAGCGCGTATGGAAGCTGAAAGCTCTCGTCCTCAGCCTAAGATGGCCTCTCCAAAGCCTACACACTATGCAGATGGCGCTCCAGTAATTCCTGGAGTACAAAGACCGATGATGCACAATGCTGTTTCTCAGAACAACCGTCAATTTGGTACCGTTCAACAGGGACTGCAGAACACTCTGAAGCGATTGCGGACCGCTAATCGTTTGAGCAAAATGTTGCGCAAAACTAGATAACAACGTATAATAGTTGTATTACATAGGAGCATTAATTGGCAGAATTTATTAGCACGGATGGCAAGCCACTCATTGGTTCAAAACCAATCGAAGGGCCTGTCATCCGTTTGCTGTTGTGTCTGGTATGTGACACCGTAGAAGAACTCCCTGATTACGAGGGACCAAGTAACTTCGATTACCTCCTAGAGATTTCCCTTGAGAAGCACAAATTCCCATCGGGAGACCCTCACGTAGGTAAGCTGTTCAAGGTTCCAGTTAAGTCGTGGGGAAATGAAGAGCAGAAGCAAGCCATCATTGAGCAGTTTAGACAGGGCGGAAGCCGTGGTCTAGATGACCTCACTGAAGGTAAGAACTTCTACGAGACCAAGATGACCTTCGCTAATGATGCGATGGAGTGTTGGATTAAGCACAACAAGCCAAAGAATGACTGTGAAGATTATCAGTCCCCATCTAAGCGTCTACTCCCAGATACTGCAAAGGAACGAGCAGAGTTAAACCTGCCAAAGCCAGAGCACCTAGAGGGGCCAAAAATTTACACATGTAATTTTTGCCCTTATCACGGAGAAGTCGTTCAACGTAAACGTCGTATTTTAGGAATGTACTAATGTCAGTAGAAACATATTTTTTGGTATCAGTAAACAGTGATGGAACATTCACCTCGTACTCAGAACTGCCTGAAGAGTTACCAGAGCGTGCTCGAGTAGCCAGTAACTACGATGTATTCCAGTCATGCAAGGAAATTGCAAA